TATACTGGTAACCTGGATCACAGTCAGCACGATAATCCATATCTGGTGTTACTGTTCCGGTAAAGCCGGGTTGTGTTGGATCTTGATCGGCAGTAGCATAAGTGTTATCTGCGGTACCATACGGTCCAGTAATAACGCCTAAACTCTGTACTGCTAATACTTTTGTACCTTCAACTGCCCCTGAACCACCGTCAGTTTTTTCAGGAGCCTCTTCCATAACACTTAAACTTGCTTGAACAAACTTATCAATCTTGTCCTCAAGATGATCCATGTCCGCGGTCATGTCCCAAATACTCTTTAGTGCTTCTTTGGAAACTTTAATACCAACACTTGGATTCTTGTACTGAGGATTTCTCATGTATACTACAGTACCAGTAACTGGAACCGCAGTGCCTGTGTTACTTGATGTAACGACACCTACTGGAGGCGCAGGCTGATTTGTCTTACCTGATGGCACGCCGTTGCTTTCAAAAGCACCATATGTAGGTACAATGTACAACTTGCTTGTGTCATAACCTGACTTAGGTACAATACGCTGTGCCTCTTCAAGTTGTGCATTATTGATTGCAATGTTTTTCTTATATGTAGAAAGAATATCTGCCAATCCAGCATCAGGAACAAGTTCCCAATATGTAGCATTGGGAGGATAGATTCCTGCAGGCACTTCAATGAGAGACTTGTAAATCTTATCACCAAAGTTAATTGTGTATCCAGGTGGATATGTTTTATCTTTATCCCAATTACCTAGATAATTATCCTGCTGAATTGGTTCTTTGAGAATGTCATCAAACTCTTGACTATTAACAAGAGGCTCGCATTTAATACGCCATAAATGCGGGAACCATGTTTGACTAAAACCTTCTGACGCATAGTTAGCATCAGTGATTTGCATAAAGCGTTTTAATGCAACTGGAATCTTTTCGTCTAATGGATTATAATCCAATAAGTGAGGTAATTCTAATACGTCACCTACCATTAATTTGCGACCAATAATATCAATCATATCATTATAATGTACTGTAACGAAAATAATATCATTGTTTAAGAATAAACCAAATTGACTTAAATCAAAGTCTAGGTTCTGCACATTATAATGTCCACGTAATCTATAAATGTTCTTATCATAGATTCTATCTCTATTTTCTAGGAATAATAAATCTTGAATATTAGTGGGTGCTAAAATATCATACTGAGGCTGGGTAGCATCAACTGATGGAAAATTGCTATTTGGACCCAAATACTTGTGAATGTATAAATCGGTTCCGCCAACAGTTAATTGCTCCGATATGGTTCTGTCCATAAATCGGTAGTCATTTTGCTTATTTGGGCGATAGAGTGATAGTTTTGGCATACAAGTATTTATCGGAAAAGGCTTGACATTATTTCAGCCTTAGTGTATACTGCATAAGTATTGTGAAATTACGGAGATATCAATGGCTCGCATGACACGAATTGCAAAGCAAAAAACTAAGGCTTTGGCTCAAGCCCAGAGTAACAGTTTAGTTAAAGACCTGCGCCCACGTGACGCAGATGCACAATATTATGGTCCCGAACCCAATTTTGCAACAGAGCAACCCAAATCTCTAGTTGAAGCATTCAATTGGTATTCTAAATTTTATAGTTCAAAAGAAGCCAAAGAGTTTTTGGTTGACTACCTAGAAAAGAACAAAAAGACTGACGTTGCTAAACTAGTACGTAAGGCGCCTGAAGGAGAAGTAAACACTTCAATCGGCTGGCTTGCACGTATGAGTGTCAGAGGCATGAACTTTGATGAGAATCAAAAGGCAAGAGTCAACATTCATATTGATAAATTGGTTGAACTTGTCAAGGCTAATGACAAGGCTGCTAAGAAAGCAGAGAACGTTCCTAAGGTAGAACGTAGGAACATTCAAGAGGTAATGCGTGAACGTGCTAGTGAGGCTGCGGCTGAACTTGACGCATTCTTTGATGAATATCACATTAATAAGTATCCCAAAGACTTTGACACTAAGATCAAAGTTATGACAGAGTTTCAGGAACGAAACGTATTGCCACAGCACGTGGCACCTCATATTAAGTACTGGGAAAAGATTCGTGCTGAATATGTTGAGTTGCAAGCAGGTACTTGTGATCAATTGAATGAAGCATACAGTTTTATGACTAAGACACAGGTCAAGAATGTTATCAAGTTTATTGATAGCATGATTGCTGACCTAAATGGATATATTTCAGTCAAGCAAGTTGCTAAAAAGCCAAGGGCACGTAAGCCTGTTTCAATCGAAAAGACTGTTAGCAAACTTAAGTACTGCAAGGTATTTAAGGACGATGCACAAAAGATTGATATCATTAGTATCCCTCCCAGTAAGTTGCACAATTCAACAGAGGCTTGGGTGTATGATACTAAGAAGCGCAAGATGCATCATTATATCGCAGATGAGTATAGCAAGTGTCTAGTTGTAAAGGGTAATACTCTTATCGGCTTTGATAAAAAGCAAAGTGGTATGAAAACATTGCGTAAGCCTGCTGAACAGATTAAAGCATTAATGGGTAGCAAGCCTGCGGCACGTAAATATTTTAAGGATATCAAAGCAGTTGAAGCAGTCCCTAATGGACGCTTCAATGCTGATATGGTTATTTTGAAAGCATTTTAATGAAAGAAAAAATTCTATTAATCGCAGGTGGTAGTGACCCTGCTGGATCAGAAATTGATGGTACACCGGACAGCGAGTACAATCGTCAACATTCGTTTGGCAATTTACTTGCTCAAAGGTTGAATCGTAGACCGATCAATATTGCAATGCGTGGCGTTGCTAATGGGTGCATCACACGAAGTGTCCTAGAATGGTTCGATAAGTTCTATGATAGTGAAACAATGGATGTGTTTGTACTAATTGGTTGGGCAAACAGTTCACGTATGGAAGCGCCTTTTTATAGGCCAACATGGTACAATGAACAAAATCCAAATGCTGATTGGGTGTCGGAAACGTCTTTTGACTATCTACAAATTCAGCATGGTAACAAGACTATTAATAGGGATGAGCGTGATATCTATGATAGGTATAACGACTTTATTATCCATGATGAAATCTTTTTAGAAATTCTAAGTGCTAACTATGCACTACAATTACAGTATTTCTTTAAGATGAAGGGTATCCCTTATTTGCTAGTGAATACTCTTTATCAGTTTACAAAGACTAATCATCACATCAAATTTTATCTAGACCAAATTGACAGTAAACGCTATTTGGATTTTGATAACAATGAAGAACCTTTTTATTATAAGTATGCCGCATTGGGATACAAAAATCTAAAGGCTCAGTACTTCCATCACAGTGAAGAACCGCATTGGAGGTATGCAGATCACCTGCAAACATACATTAAAACACACAACCTAGAGGATCCTAATGTCTAATAAAATTGATTTAAACAAGTATGCAGAATTCGTTCTCAGTGTATGCAGTGAACAAAGCAAGGATGCAGAAGCATTTGTAGAGCATGTTCGTAAACTGCACAATAACAGTAATGTAAATATTCCTTTGCTATTGACTAGTGGTATCGGCCTTGCTAGTGAAGGTGGCGAATTCAATGAAATCGTGAAGAAGATTTTCTTTCAGGGCAAACCCCTCAACGAAGATAACATCTATCACATGAAGCGTGAACTAGGTGACATTGCATGGTACTGGGCTAATGCTTGTAATGCGCTTGGACTTGATCCTAATGAAGTGCTTGCTGAAAACGTAAGCAAACTTGAAGCACGTTATCCCGGTGGCACGTTTGATGCACACTATTCAGAAAATCGTCAAATCAACGACATTTAATTGGTAAGCCCATAGTCTATTCCTGATAAATACTTCAAACAGGAATAGACTATGGCTACTAACATTTTATCCACCCCTACTAATTATAACTTAGAAGAACTTAAACAGGGTCTTTTTGAGAACCTAAGATTGCGTTTGGGTGGGGACATTATCGATTTAGAACTTGATCCTCAACATTATGAGGCTGCGTACAACTATGCTATCAAGGTCTATCGCCAACGTGCTGAAAATGCAGTGCAAGAATCATACACTCTATTAACTGTAGAAAAGAACGTTGACACATATACTCTACCCAGTGAGTTTATCAACGTAAGATCATTATTCAGACGCACCGTTGGTCTTGAAACAGGACCTAGTTCAACAAGTTTTGATCCATTCAGTAGTGCTATTCTAAACACATATCTATTAAATTATAACTATACCGGCGGTCTAGCAACTTATGACTTTTATGCAGGTTATGTTGAATTGACTGCACGTATGTTTGGTGGATATCTAACATACACATTTGATCCAGTGACCAAAGTATTACGTATCACACGTGACTTCAAGGGTTCAGGTGAACGTATTCTTATTTGGGCAGACATTCAAAGACCAGAAGCAGTGTTGATTCAAGATCCAGGTGCTGGTGTTTGGATTGGTGACTTCATCCTTGCTGTTCTTAAAGGTATCATTGGTGAAGCACGTGAGAAATTTGGTACTATCGCAGGTCCAGGTGGCGGTACGAGTTTGAACGGTGCTGCCATGAAGGCTGAATCAGCAAAGGCTCAGGAAGCATTAATCATGGAACTCAAGAATTACGTTGACTACTCACAGCCACTAACTTGGGTACAAGGTTAAAATAATACTTGACAACTCTCCGATAAACTAGTATAGTATAGTTTATTAAGGGAGACTACATGATCATAGGTATTACCGGATTGATCGGTTCAGGTAAAGACACTGCCGCCGACTATCTCTGCACATTTCACGGATTTAAAAGAATGAGTTTTGCTAATGCACTTAAAGACGCAGTAGCAGTTATTTTCAATTGGGACCGTGATATGCTTGAAGGGTCAACTAAGGCTAGCCGTGAATGGCGTGAGCAAGTTGATATTTGGTGGGCAGAACGTCTAGGTATCCCTCACTTAACTCCTCGCTGGGTATTACAGCAATGGGGTACAGATGTTGCACGAAAGAACTTTCATAATGATATTTGGGTTGCTAGTGTAGAAAATAGACTACGCAATATCAAAGATGATATCGTAATTACTGATTGTAGATTCTTCAATGAATTGACTGCTATTAAAAACGCAAAGGGATTCACCATGAGGACACATCGTGGAGAAGATCCAGTTTGGACTGACATTGCATCAGCCTTAAATAAAACTAAAGACGAAGCAGTTAAGATTAATTGTTTACAACAACTAGAAAAGTTGAATATCCATGCTAGTGAATATTCTAGTGTTGGACTAGACTACGACTATCATATTGACAACAACGGTTCTATTGATCATTTGCACAAGCAACTTGAATTAATAATCAACCGTTAAGTCACCCCGTTTCCATTTGATTTCTTTTCGTTTGACAACTTCTATACAGTTTAGACATATAGTACGAAGATTACTAAATGCAGTATTAGTCAAGTCCCCGTCAATATGAAATACTGTTAACTGACTAGGGTATAAAGCCTTAAAGCCGCACAAATCACAGTGCGGTTTTTTCTTGTAACCTGCTTTTTCCCAATTGAATATTCTAGGGCGTTTCTTGCCCTTCTTTTTACCACATTCATCACATATACTACGATAGTGTGTGACCTCATTCTTCTTATAGTTAATGGCACAATAGTTCTTATTGCAGGTTTTACATATAGGACGTTTGATAGGCATGCAGTATTTATAAAACACCTTCGAAGGTATGGTTAACCAGCCTTTTTTGAAAAATTTCATAAATAAAGATACAACTTAGGTGGTAAACCTCAAAATATTACATAAAGGAAAAATAAACATGGCACTAGTATCTCCAGGCGTAGAAGTAACAGTCATTGACGAAGCACAATATCTTCCAGCGCCCACAAACTCAATTCCGTTTATTCTGCTTGCGACAGCACAGAATAAGGCTGATCCTACTTCAACAAGAGTGGCAGCAGGTACAACAGCCGCTAATGCAGGTAAACTCTACAGAGTTACTAGCCAGCGTGATCTTGTAACACTATATGGTAATCCATTCTTCTACACAACAAGTGATGGTACTCCAATTCAGGGTTATGAACTTAACGAATATGGCTTATTAGCGGCATACTCAGCACTAGGTGTAACTAACACAGTTTACACATTACGTGCCGATATTGACCTTGCTAGCCTAGTAGGTCAGACAGGTCGTCCAACAGGTAATCCAGCAGATGGTACTTACTGGTTAGACACAACTACAACTACATGGGGTATCTATGAATTTGACCAAACAACAGGTCAGTTCACAGTTCAAACTCCGTATGTTATTAGCGACAGTACATTAGTCTCAGGTGGCGCACCACTAGATAGCATTGGTCAGATTGGTGATTACGCAGTAATCGCTATTCCAACTTATGATTATCCAAGTGCATCAACTGCAAAGCAGTATTTCTTCAAGACCCCATCAAATCAGTGGGCTTCATTGGGTTCAGCAGAATGGTTAGAAGCATGGCCTTGCATTCAAGGTACTGAATCAAACCCAACTCTAACTGCTGGTAATACAATGACATTCAACATCAGTGGTGGTGGTACAGCAACAGTAACAGTTCAGAGTAGTCCTAATAACTTAGTTTCTGTTCTAGCAGCTGATATTAATGCATTAGGCTTTACATATCTTAAAGCCGCAGTTAGCGGTGGCAAGTTGCAAGTATTCTCAGCACAAACAGGTGGTGATCTAGCACAAGCAGTTAAGTATCTAACTGTTTCAGGTACAGGTACATTGCTTGCTGATTTGGGTATTACTCCAGCAAGATACAATCAGTTAGGTTTCACATTAGGTACATCAAGCAGTCAGCCATTATGGCAGACAGGTCAGACAAACCCAAGACCAACAGGTTCAACATGGATCAAGATTGGTTCAGCAGGTAACGGTTTTGTACCAGTTATCTCTTCTTGGGATGATTTGAATGCAGTTTGGGTCCCTAAAACTGTAGTCAGTTCAACAAGTGACTGGGCCGCAATTGGTTCACTAGATTCAACCGGTGGTAAGGCAATTCCAGCTGGTACAGTATATGCTCAGTACAAGTATAACAATGAATATAACAATGGTCCAATTTACTATTGGGAGCGTTCAGCAGTTGGTGCAACAGTAGTTACTGGTAGCAATACTTCTCCTGATTTCACTGCAGGTGCATATACATTCACTGTACAGGTTTCATTGCCAGGTAGTTCATCACTAAGTTCTGTTTATACAGTATCATTAGCAGATAACACCGATGCAACTGACTTTGTAACTGCATGGTCAGCAGCCGGTATTCCATTCACAACAGCGGTTGTATTAGATAGCGGTGCGATTCAGTTGTCACACACTGAAGGTGGTGTAATTGTAATGAACGACTATAGTTCAACAACAGGTATCAGTAATGGTGTATTAGCAGAAGCAGGCTTCATTGCTAATTCAACAACTGGTGTTAAGTATGGTCCATACGCAACAACAGCATTTACTCCTACACAGAGTTCAACAACTGGTGTAGGTACAGGTCTAAGACCTACAGTTTCAACTTCTTATGGTATATATGAAGTTGATCCTAACACATTTGCAAACTCTGGTTCAGGCTATGTAGTAGGTGACGAAGTTACATTCTTAGGTACAGCCTTAGGTGGCGCAACTCCTGCTAATGACTTAACAATTATTGTT